AAAGTGGTGGTCACTTTGCTCCGAAATCAGTGGTCAATTTACTCCGAAATTAGGTGGTCAATTTGACCGTCTTTTCCAAGCTGAGGAAATGCCAGACTTCACTACGTGGGATAAGATCAAGAAATCAATGAGAGCCTTAGACGTGCGAAATCTCTCTATTCTCTCGTTAAACCCAGCAACAGAAGAACATTGGATACACGAGGAATTATTCGAGGGAAAAGGCGTAGAAGCAGGATTCAATGGAGTTAAAGATAATGTTCTTTACATTCACTCAACATACAGGGATATAGAGCGAGAATTTATTGCAGATGATACTTGGCAAGAATATGAGGAACTTAGATTGATATATGAAGAATGGAAAGCCTTAACGCCAAAGGAAAAAACAGAATGTGATCCAAAATTATCCAAGAAAGCAAAATATTACTTACACACTATTTTAGGAGGTTGGTTAAATAAAGCGGAAGGAGTTGTATTTGAAGATTGGGAAGAAGGAGAATTCAGGGATAATGGAAAGGCAATCTTTGGACAGGATTACGGATTCTCGGTAGATCCAACAACACTCATAAAGGTCTGTATTGAAAAGTCATTAAAGAAAATTTATTTGAAAGAATATTTATACCGTCCCAAAATGACTACTTCGCAGATATATGATTTTAATAAAGAGGTGGCGGGCGACACTTTAATCGTTGCAGATTCGGCAGAACCAAGATTAATTGAAGAATTAAGAAAAAAAGGGAATAATGTAATTGCTGCGGAAAAAGGACCAGGTTCTGTAAGTGGAGGAATCGCAAGAATGCTCGATTATACATTAGTTGTTGATCCATATAGTAAAAACTTGAAGAAAGAATTAAATAACTACGTGTGGCATGATAAAAAATCAAATACACCTATTGATGATTGGAACCACCTTATAGACCCAATTAGATATGTGGTATTAGAGCTTACGGAAGCTCCAAACAATAACCTTAGCAGAATAGCATCTTTAATATAATGGACGAAAAATTTAATAATTTACAGACAATCGGTGAGAAAATCGCTTATCTAAAAGATAACGGTTTAGAGCTTCCTAATATTGAAAAATATAATAGTGAATGGTACGAGAACCGACACCGAATTATGACCGATTTGTATAATTATCCAGATCGCATTGTAGAATATGAATATACTGATGTTGAAGGTAAAAAACAGGAAGGGAAAAGGGTTGAAAAATTGAACAGAATTCCATTAGCTTACCAAAAAGAAATCGTTACCATTGCTGTTACCTTTCTTTATGGGAACCCTGTTAAATATACCAATAATATTGATGATGAATCAATGTTTGATGTTTATCAAAAGATTTTAGATAAGGAAAAGATTATCTTCATTGACCGTGAAATCGCCAAATCTAATGGAAGATTCACTCAATGTGCAGAATTATGGTGGGTTGCCGATGAGCCTAATAACTATTATGGTTTCCAATCTCAATATCGTTTAAAGGTTACACTTCTCACGCCAGATAAAAACAAACTATACCCATATTTTAACGATCAGGGTGATATGATTGCCTTCCTTCGAGAATATGAAAAGAGAATCGAGGGGCAAAAAATAAAACATTACGATATATACACGGCTGAAAGAGTTGCTCAATTAAAAGATGGTCAAAGTGGAATAGAATTAATTTCAGAATCAGTTAATCCAATTGGAAAGATTCCTATTGTTTTCTATTCATTTGAAGATGTTGAATGGTCAAAGGTTCAAAAAGCAATTGAAAGGCTCGAAGAAATATCAAGTGATGTTGGAGAAGTGAATAAGAAGTTTTCAGCACCGATTTTGGCATTGACAGGTGAAGTAACGGGAAGTTTTAGTAAAGATAAAACAGGTAAGGTTTTGCAATTAAAAGGCGACAATGCAACCGCTGACTTTGTTCAACCACCCAATGCAAGTGAATCATTGGCAAATGAAAAGAAAGACCTTGAAGGAATTCTATACAAGATGTCAAATTCGGTAAATATATCACCAGAAGCATTAGAAGGTTTAGGAAATATGCTTGCAACTGAAAACGCAGCCTTTTTATTTATGCTTCCGCATTTGAAGGTAATGGATAAAATGTCAGTTTATGTTCCGGCATTGAAGCGTAGAATGTCTATTGTTAAATCATTCCTGCAGTTAATGAATACGTCTTTCAGAAATTCCGATTTGGATGCAGAACCGGTAATTACCCCGTACATCATCAACAATATGGCTAAATTTTATGAAATGCTCATGACTATCAACGGAAATCAACCTTTATTCAGTCAAAGAACTACTATGGAGCAGGCAGGAGTTAAGAACGTTGATGAGGAAATTGAGCAAATAAAGTCTGAGCAGGAATTGAAAATGAGTAACGATTTAATTTAAAATATAAAACAATGAATTTAAAATTTCAAAAGAAACCAGTAGTTATTGAAGCTTTTCAACTTACGTATGAAGTAGCAAAAGGGAAAGAGCCAGTTCCTCAATGGGCTGTTGATGCTCAAAAAAATGGGGCATTAAAAATTATTGTAACTGATAAGCTTCATGGATCGCAATACGGCATCATTGAAACATTGGAAGGTAAAATGGAAGCTAATGCAAATGACTGGATCATTCAAGGAGTTAAAGGAGAAATTTACGCTTGTAAACCTGATATTTTTTCTCTTACCTACGAGCCGTTTTCCGAGTAATGACCCCAGACGAAAAACACATAAAGCGAATTAATAAATACCTTCTTCAAATCAATGTAATCTATGATGATTTGATCAGGGAAATAGCTTTATTGGCTGTTAAATTAAAGGTGTCATCTAAATTATTTCGATTCAAAGATTACGAGCGAATCACAAAGCAAGTAAATGAGCAATTTTCAGGATACCAAAACAAATTGTTAAGCTCAATAATAGTTGCTACGGAATACGAATGGGACCAGGCTAATGTAAAAGTTGATGACATTCTTAAATCACAGCTTGAAAAAATAAAAGGTAAAATCCCTTCGACTGTTCATGTAGAAAAATTGAGAGAGATTTCTACACAGAGCCAAAACAAGAAAGCTCTTGAAGCATTCCAACAAAGAAAGAATGGCAAATTTACAGTTTCTGAAAGAGTTTGGAAGATTGGCTCACAAGCAAAAGAAAACATCGAATTTGCTATAGATGTGGCTTTAAAGGAGGGAATGTCAGCCCAAGAACTAGCAAGGTCTATCAAATCAAACCTTAATAATCCTGATGCTCTCTTTCGTAGAGTAAGAGATAAGCACGGAAATTTAGCATTGAGTAAATCAGCTCAGACTTTCAATCCAGGACAAGGTGTTTACCGTTCCGCTCATAAAAACGCCTTAAGATTAGCATCAAACGAAATCAATACCGCTTATCGTACTGCGGAACAAATCCGAATTCAGGCAAATAATGATGTCGTAGGAGTTCAGATACATCTTAGCCCTTCTCACAAAATTTATGATATGTGTGATGAATTACAAGGGAAATATCCAAAGGACTTCAATTGGTCAAGCTGGCACGTGGGATGCAAATGTTTCCGGACCATGATTATGAAAACCGAATCAGAACTAATCACAGAAATTAGAAACGGTCAAAATCTTCCTCCGAAATCTTCTGAAAACTATGTAGAAGAAATGCCTGATAATTTCAATAAGTGGGTGGGTGAATATCAGGGTAAGAAAACACCGTATTTTATGAATGAAAACAAGGCGTTATTGAAATACGAATATAAAGGGCTTTCGGAAAAAGAAATCAGAAATCACGTTGCAAACAATAATATAACCGAGAAAATATTTCTACAAAACGGAAAATACATAGGCGAAAGAGCTGATCTTCACGATAAGATATTGGCGGAATATTTCAATCAGGAAAAAGTATCAGCCGATAAGGTTTATATGTTGGGAGGCGCAGGTGCGAATGGTAAAAGTTCGGTGACTGAAAGTGGTAAATTACCACATCCTAAAGGCGGGTTAATTATTGACCCTGATAAAGTAAAAGCAATGATTCCTGAATACCAATTTATGGTAAATTCGGGGGATAAAAATCTGATAAATGCAGCGGCGAATTTTGTTCACGAAGAAAGCTCTTATCTTGGCAAAAAAATAAGAGAAAAGGCATTAACGGAAGACTGGGGAACAATTATCGATGGTGTTAATGATGGCTCAGCAAAGAAGATTCACGAGAACGCTCAAAAAGCAAGAGAATTGTCCGGAAAAAAAGTAAGAGCTGATTATGTATCGCTTGATACAGATTTAAGTCTTAAATTAGCTGATATTAGGTCTAAAAAAACAGGTAGGGAAGTACCTAAAGAAGTTTTATTGAACGCGAATAAAGCAATTAGTAAAGAGTTTCCGGATATTCTTAAAAATAAATCCTTTGATGAATTGTACTTGTGGGATACGAACGAAAACGGCAATCCAAGATTGATATTAACTCAGATCAATGGAGTTACTAAAATGTATAACAAATATCTGTACGAAAGGTTTTTGAAAAAAGCAGAGTATTAATTGAATGGGAACTCTACACCAATGTTTTTTTTCTTTTTTTCTTCAATTTCTATCAACAATTTTTTTTCATATTCATTCTGGGGAGTACGTCTATTTGTTGCTAGCATAACACCTATAATATCCGGATCTAAATCCATAGAGTTGCAATAGTCTTCATAAGACCCATATTCTTTACCCTCTGATGATATATATTTTTCTTTTGTCATAATCTGCAATATATTAAAATAATATCAAAAAAACAATATTTATTTCAGAGAATAAGAAATTCGTAAAATAGTTTTACCTTTGTATTAGAACAGTGGCGGAATTAGACGCTAAAAATCCGTAATGGGATAATCGGTGAGTGCCTGCGGAACCGTTAATGGGCACATGTGTAGGTGAGAGCTACTCCTGTTGTTTTTAATTATGACTTCACCCGAACACACAGAATACGACAGACTAACCGAAGGTATGGAATTTAAGTTTTCCGCACTTACCTTTGATTTCTTAGGTCATTGTGAGAATATTATTTTCGGAGAGGAATACACGGATTTACGTTATTTCTGCTTTCATTACTACTTTGATTTGAGTTATGAAGTAGTTTATAACAAGTTTTGTGTAGTTATGGAACGATTACACCGAGAGACAGACGAGCGTCAATTTCCGAGCCTTAAAAATGGATTCGCGAACTTGCTTATCTACCTACGTGAACCAAAAGCAAGAGAAAACGACCAAGAATATAAAGTACATAATCTGAAATATTGGCGAAATATGGTAATTACTGATTCAGTCTTACAAGGAAGCCGAGCCTTTCAAAAGTATCTAAAAAAAGAACCACTCATTTAAGGGTGGTTTTCTGTTTTATTTTTCAGGATCAATTTCGCTATAATCTTTTATTGAATAGTCAGGATTCAACCAATAGTAATATTCATTATCGATTTCTTCAAATAAAATAGTTTTCTCCTCAACTAATTCAGCGAGAGCTTTAAAAAATGGAGTTTTATTCCAATGAGGTCCATATAAGCTAAAATCAAGACCTCCAATAATGTCTTCATCCAAATCTGATGGTTGTTTCTTTTCTCCATCAGAAAAGTAAGATATTAAAAATTGCTTTGCTGGTTCAATAAGTCTATCCATGCCCTACACTTTAAATTCAATTTCTTTTTTAGTTAAGTCGAAGATGATGTTTTGGAGTTGATGGAAGTAGTCGATAGGAATGTCACTAATATAATATTCAGCATTGTTTATAGTTAGATAAAGTTTGTCAGCTTCTAAGTTTTTATTTAAATATTTACCATAAGCAAATTCTACTTCCCAATCGTTGAAATGACATCCCAGATAGCCGACTTTTAACCCTGCATTAATTAGTATTTCTTCTGTAATGGCAATAGGGGAATAAAATTCTAAACCATAATGCAAAGGGTCATTTGACATTGCAAACAGCATCTTCAAGTCTATTTTTACAACTTGGTCTTTTTTACTTATTTCAGTATGATTAAAGTAGTAATAATTACCCACTCTTATTTCTCTAATGTCCATATCTCAAAGATTTTAAAAACGATAGTCTTTCCTATCAGTCACCATGTTTATCAAAGACGGAAATTATTATTTCGTTTGCGCTCATTGAAATAATTTACCGTAGAAAACTTTGGTTAAAACTTAGTGAGGTTGCAAGGCTCGAACTTGCGTTTTCCTGAACCCAAAGTCTTATGCGTATTTCAGATGCTTTGGGAGAATCAGGTGTTTTATCCGTCTTAAACTATTAATACCCCTTTTAAAAAACCGACCTACTAAACTTCAATCTGGTTTACACACCAAATATATGAATACTAAAATTAAAATTACTTTATATATAAAACATTTACACTTACAGAATCTCCTTTTTCTACGCTGAAATACTCCTCTTTGCTTACCTCTTTATTTCTGATTTCTCCTTTTTCATTTCTAACAAAAAGAATGAATTTTTCGCTATCTGAAACAACTGTAACGGCTCCGTTTGTTCCTATTCCAGTTGCTGTAATTGATGGCGAATATTCTTTACCAACAACAATCATTTTCACCTCTTTTACAGAGCATGAAAGAACTGATATTAAACCTTGAATTAAAAGTATTTTTTTCATAGTTTAAATTTCCTCTATTTGAACCAATAGTTCTTCTGCTTCCTCTTTCGTCTTAGGCTGTTCAATTTGCTTAAAAACCAATCCCGATTTCGGTGATGCGCCCGTAATTTTTTTGTCCTTGTGAACCGTTAAAGAATTCCAAACCTTATCATCAAGCTCTTTCTGATAATTAGTACAGAAAGTTTCTCCATTTGCTTCTCGGATAGTTTCTTTTTCATATCCGTTTTCTGTTAGGAAATTGTAGAAGTTAAAATTGCTCATCTTGTTTATTTAAATCATCTTCTAATTCTTTAAGGTCATTTAAAAATTCTTTCATATCAAGAATTTCAATCTCCCTTCCGTTTTTCATATAAACATAAGATTTGCTATTGTTTATTGAATAATTTTCTGTCATATGGGAAATCTCTCTTATATCAAGCATTGTTTTTGACCACCCGCTTCTAACTACCAAGAAATATTTTCTATTCATATTAATTATTTTAAAGTTTTATTAAATTTTTTATAAACATTCCAATCAAAAGATTTCACATAACTTCTTACAACAGTTCCTCCAATTTTCAATTCTCCTTCCGAAAGGTTAACATCCGGTCTGCCATCACAAATGTAGTAATCCTTTCGATTGTCTTGGTAAACCCCCTTCCCATCGTGCACTTTATTGTGATGCCATAAATTATTTCTATCTCTATAACATCTCTTTGAAATGTTCGAATCGAGTAATTACTTAAGTTTAATTTGTTTAAGACATGAGACTGTATTTCATCAAAACTTTTAGAGCCTGACTTTAATAATTTAACAATTAAAGTATATCGCGATGTAAAATCAATTCTCATTTTTTTCTTACATAATTTTAGCTTTTAAGCCACTTCAACACCTTCTCAGTATCGAACATTAATTTAGTTTTCTGTTTCCTACTTTCATAGCCCCCAATTATCAATTCTTCTGGAATAAGTTTGTTATTGATTAATTGGTAGACACGTCTTTTAGTCTTTCCTGACATTTTACAAAACTGCTCAACATCTATTGTAGCAGATTTCGCCATTTCAACTAACTGCGAAGCTTCCATAACCTCTCTTAAGGTCATATCTGCCATTCTTCTATTGAGTAATTCGTTCATAGATGTAATATAAGCTACATATTAAAGTAAAACTTTAATTAAACGGTACTAAATTACATAAAAGCATATTGTTATGCAATAGGATATTAAATATTTTTGAGTTCAATTAATAACAATTAACAATTCAAGTAATGTTTGAAAAAGAAATCCTAACAGCACTTAGAACCAGTTATTCCAATTTGGGGTTAGGTGAAGTAATTTTAAAAGCAAAGGCAGAACAATTAAGCCTAGCGGTTGATACAGAGGATAAAATCGCAGAAGCAGTAGCAGGAGTAAAATCGGAATTGTCTTTTTATCAGTCAATTTTAGATTCCAATAGAACGCTAAAAGCTGAAAATTCAACTCTTAAAAAAACTTTGGAAGAAAAACCCGAAGAAAACAAAGGAGGTGAGAATAAGCAAGAAACGGGCGAACAAGAACCGCAATGGATGAAAGACTTCAAAGAGCAAATGAAAATTCAAACTGAACTCATTCAAGGATTCCAAGCGGAAAAAACAGCACAAACCAATGCTCAAAAACTGCAATTAAAACTAGATGAGCTGAAAGTATCTAAATCTATTCAAGCTTTAATTCCTGCCGGGCTCACATTCGAGAACGACGAAGCAATCGAAGCATACGCAACTGAAATGAAAACAAAATCAGATGCCATTGCTCAGGAATTCGGAAATGCTGCTTTAGGATCAACTCCTAAGCCATTATTCGGAGAGGCTAAAAAAGAAGGAGAAGTTTCACCTGACGTTCAAGCTTACCTGGATTCGAAAAAACCAGTAAAAACAAATGAATAATATTAACGACGACTTTCAAGCAGGAAGACAGATTGTTGTATTCGACCAGATTGATGCTACCTATCCCGGTGGTGTTCACATCTCAAAAACAGATGCAGCAGCCAGATTCACAAGCGGAGTTATTCCAGCCGGGACAGTAGTAGTTCCTGATGCTGATGGAAAATACAAAGTCTTAAATGTGGCTTTGACAGCACCTTTACTTACGGGTGCAATTGGATTGGTAGGACATGATATTAAAATTGATGACTTTCCATTAGCTCCAATTGTAATGTCCGGTACAGCAAGAATTGATGCTTTGCCTGATCGTGAAAAAACTGGTATCGCTTTACTTAAAACAGCGCTTCCAAGAATCTCTTTCATCTAAAAATTAACAAACAATGATTATTAACGCAAATAACATCGTTCCGGAATTTTCTGCGGCCAATATGTCTGCAATTATCAACGGATATTCTTTGGGTGACTTGAGATATAGAGAGTTTTTCCCACTTCAATATAATACTGACTTAACATTTTCCAACCTAGAAGCTACAACATCTGCTAAAGTTATGGCGGATATTGTTTCTATCGGTTCAAAAGCTCCAAGAAAAGGACGTGATTTCATCGCTGCAATCAAAGGAGAAATGCCAAAAATCGAAATTGCAAGAGATTTAGATGAGCATGATCTTATCAAAATTCAGCAATTGAGAAACGCTGTTCAATTACAGCCAAACAATCAGGCAATCAAAAATCAAATGATTGACAAGATTTATGGAGATTCGACCTTTGTCCTTGATGGCGTAAACGCTCGTTTGGAATTTGTAGCAAAGCAACTAGTTTCAACAGGAAAATTTAAAACTACAGTAGCTAATAACTCAGGCGGAGTGGCAGGTGTAGAGGTAGATTTTAAAGTGACTATTGTTAATGCAGCAAAGGATTGGTTTTCTGATGCAACAGCTGATCCGGTTAAGGATATTCAGACCGCTCAGGATGCTGCTCTTGCAAAAGGTTATAGATTTTCAACTATCACAGTTGATCAATCTACCGCAAACCAATTAGGAACTATTAAAGCGGTTCAGGAATTTGTTTATGGTGTTGCAAATAATGGAGGAACTACACAATTCTTCAAACCAACACTTGAACAAATCAATACAAGATTATCCCTTTATGGTTTACCTACAATTAGAATTTGGGAAACTATGGTTAACCAAGAATCTAAAGCAGGTGCATTGTCAGCCGTAAATGGATGGGAGCCAGGAAACGTTCTTCTTTCAGTTTCACCGCAATTAGGGAATACACAATATACCACAACCCCTGAATTCTCAATGAATTTCGGAACTACAACCGCTCAGACCGTTGCAGAAGGATTTGTATTGGTAAAAACCTTTGGTGTTCAAGATCCTGTATTAGTTTCGACTAAAGCTACAGCATTTTCACTTCCTGTACTTAACGACACTAAGAAAAACGTGATTCTAAAAACCAAATTAGCATAATGACTATCGGGGATTACATAAGAGAAAAATTATCTATATGGTCGGTTGAGTTTTCCGATGAATTAATTGATCTTGAATTATTGAGAGTTGACATTGATTCTTCCGATACCATTACCGCTGAAATTAATCTCGACAATTTCTTTTACAACGTAATCCCCGACATTATCCTAATTCCTTCTAATATTTCAGAAGGCGGTTTTTCAATTGGTAGAAATAAAGATGCTATTGAAACCTTTTATGATTTGGTCTGCCAACGTACCGGAAAGCCTAATATGCTCAATAAAAACACTATCAAAGATATTACTTCAAAATGGGGATAAAATTATATCCATATCAACTTGAAGTATTTGTTTCTGGTGAAAGTGTGTACAATGAAGATACTGGCGAATGGGAAGTTTCAGAAAGCAAATGGACTGTATGGTCAAAATGCCGTGATGAAGTTGCTGGAAGCGGTGCCAAAATCAACACAGAAGATGGTGAGGTCTACGAATATGGTTGGATGGTTTACTGTCCCAAAAATACACCCAAAATAGACAAAGGCACAAAAGTAAGAGTAACGGATTCAGAAGGAAATTTAAGAGCAGAGAAATCAGTAATCAGATTTTCAAAAGATCAACTTCACTGCAGAATATGGCTTTAGTTCCAAAATTTAAAATGAGCGACATCAATAAGGTGTTTCAAGCAGCCGATGACCAGATGGTTAATTCTATTCTTCGTGTTTTAAGATATGTCGGAGAAAAGGCGGTAAATGAAGCTAGATTAAATGGAGCTTATCAGGATCAAACTGCCAACCTAAGAAATTCAATAGGTTATGTGATTGTTCTAAATGGAAAAGTGATTGACGAAAACTTCACTTATTCATCAAAAGGTGCAGATTCTCAAGAAGACGGTTTGAAGATCGGAAGAAAATTAGCTCTCGAGATTGCTTCGCAACAAAAGGATATAGCATTAGTTATTGTAGCCGGAATGAAGTACGCACTTTATGTAGAATCGAATGGGTTTAATGTGCTTACTAGCGCTGAACAATTGGCAAAAATACAAGTTCCTAATCTTCTAAAGCAATTGTTATGAAAACGGTACTCGATGGCAAGGATTGGATTTTAGATGAACTTAACGCCAATAAACCAAATATAAATGGCAAAATCTACATAGATAAAAGACCAACAACCGACAAAGAGGATATTGTTATCAACTCACTTACAATGAATGGTGAATTCATGCAAAACGGGGTTTTCAATGTCAATTGCTATGTGCCAAATATTGAGGTTACAACGAATGGAACAAAAATACAGATGCCTAATAAAAAAAGGCTAAAAGAAATTGCATCAGATGTTTACTCCAAGCTCAAAGAAATCTATCGTGAAGACTACAATCTGTCAATTGAAAACCACTCTCAAATAGAGGAAAAAACAGAAAACGCAAACTATATCAATTTCAGGGTTTCCCTGAATGCTTTTAACTAAAAACAAAAACAATGTCACAAATTAATAACGGCTTAGCGCAGCTAAAAATAGGAAATATTGCTAATGATGGCGGCATGGGAACTACGCTTGCAGCATTAGGATACATTACAGAAGATTCTTTCAAAATCAACACAGAAGATGGAACAACTACCGACTTTATGGTTGAGGAAATAGACGATCCAATATTCTCAAGAACAACCGCAGGAAAACTCTCATTTGAATTTGAAATTGCAAATCCAGATGCAACAGTATTAGTTACTGTCTTTGGAGGTTCGTCTGATACTAATGGAGCATACACGCCACCAGCATCAGCGCCTGTAATTGAAAAATCATTGGAGGTTATTCCTAATCAAGGTTTCGGCTTTAAAGTTCCAAGAGCAAAGATCACAGCTAAATTTAGTGATTCATTAGGAAAAAATCAGCTTTTAAAAGTTGTTGTTACTGCTCAGATTCTGGCTCCTACAAAAACAGCAGAACCAAAATTCACTATGCCAAAATACCTGAATGGTGTTGAAGTAGAAGACTAAGTAATTCATCAAATAAATCAAAAGAGCCTGTCTTTTGGTAGGCTCTTTTTCTAAACTATGGAGCAAGAAGAAATAAATCTACTTAACGGAAAAGGCTTTGAATTCCAAACGGAATTTTGGGGTAAAAATATCAACTGGAATATAGGGAAGATTACATTAGGTAAAATGTTAAAACTCTCTGATGTCTTCATCAAGATTAAAGTTGATGAAGAATCACTCACAAATAGTGATTTATCTATTCAAATTCCAGCACAATATAAATCAGTAAGAGACAATGCTAAACTTTGCGCTGAAGCTGTTGCTATTGCTGTAGATAGTAAACTTCCTAAATGGATTCTGAAAAGACATTTTCTTAATTTTCTTGATGCAGATGAGATTTTAAAGTTCGCACTTGAACTATTGAAATTTTCTAACTACCAAAATTTTATGACCTCTACGGTATTAATGAACGGGAATCGACCGACCAAGGCGATACCGATAGAGTAGGTCTTAAATCTATCTATGGATCAATAGGGCAAATATGCCACCATTTCGGATGGAGACTAGACTACCTGCTTTGGAAAATAGATTGGAGAATTGTACAAAGGATGATTATTGATGCACCTGACTATGATTCTGATAAAAAAGAAAAAACAAACAATGGGAAATCCATAAAACTGACAGAGCAAAATTCTGATGATGTTATGGAAATGCTCAAAAAATATCAATAATGAACAACAGTCAGGGAGCTTTATATTTTGGTGCTGGAATAGACACTACACAATGGAAACGAGACATAGAATCCATGCGTAGGGATATTTTAGGACTAAACAATACTGTAAAGAATGAAACCCGACAAATAGATTCATCATTTAAAAACCTTTCTATAGGTATTGCGGGATATTTTTCTGCAAATGCATTGTTAGGATTTACACAGCAACTTATTAATGTTCGTGGAGAATTCCAAAAAACCGAAATCGCATTTTCTACAATGCTCGGTGACGGCGGAAAAGCCAAAGAATTAATGGGGCAAATGGTTGATTTAGCAGCCAAAACACCTTTTTCTCTTCAAGACGTTTCTAATGGTGCAAAACAATTATTAGCATTTCAGGTTCCAGCCGATCAGGTTGTAGATACGCTTACCCGAATGGGTAATATTGCTGCCGGTCTTTCAGTTCCTCTTTCAAGAATTAATCTGGTTTACGGGCAAGTCAGAGCCAAAGGTAAATTAATGGGTGATGATCTACGCCAATTTACCGAAGCTGGCATTCCTATGGTTGCAGAACTGGCGAAAAAATTCAATAAAACCACCGCAGAAGTTTCAGCAATGGTTTCGGCTGGAAAAGTCGGATTCAAAGACGTTCAGGATGTTTTATTCAGCCTTACCAACGAAGGAGGAATGTTCTACAACCTGATGGAAAAACAATCTAAATCTTTGTCAGGACAGATTGCCAACTTAGGTGATGCCTGGGATCAAATGCTTAATAAAATAGGAGAATCTAATGAGGGATTATTAAGTTCCGGTATTGAAGGGCTGTCTTATTTAGTAGAACATTATGAGGATGTATTAAAAATACTTACCGTTTTAGTCGCTACATACGGGGCTTACAGAGCCGCTCTTATCGCAACTGCAGTTATCCAAAAATCAATAGCGTTAGCAACTTTTGTGCAGGAATATATTGCAATGGGTAGGGCTGTAGGATTTGCCACTGCAAATACAATAGCGTTTAATACGGCTACACTGGCTAATCCAATCGCTGCAGTAATTGCTGTTTTAGCATTGGTAGTAGCTTCTTATGTCGCGTATGGTGATGAATTAAACAAAATACTTGGAATTACCAAAGAGTTAAACACAGCTCAAAAAGTACAACAAGCAGTTAATGAGGAGTTAACAAACAAATTTTCGAAAGGAATTGCAGAACAAAAAACTGCCATTTCCAGCCTTATAAGTGTTATTAGAAATGAATATTCTACCCTTGATCAGCGGAAAAAGGCTTATGAGCAGCTTATCAAACTTGATTCTTCGTTCAGAGAAACATTAGATGCTCAATACCGAGCAACTAATAAATTAGGATCTGCATTTGATTTCGTTTCTTCTAAAATGGAAGCTTTTGCTAGAGCGCAGGCACAAATTGCAGTAAAAACTCAAAAACTCCAAGAGTATACCGAAGCTCAATTTAATGCAGGAAATATAAAGCTACAACTCCAAGATGTAAGCAATCAAATTGATGCTATACAATCTAAAGGCAGAAAGGGAATGAAGTGGTATGAGGTTAACGGCGATCTCTCTGACCTGCTTAAAAAACAAAAGGAATTACAAAAACAATGGAGAGAAACTCAGGATGTTGCAAATGATGCTGGTAAGATTTTTAATGGTGTAAATACTCAAATAAAACAGCAAACTGATAATCTTCAGAAAGGTATTAATGTTATTAAATCCCAGCTTAAAGGCGGAAAAGTCAATGGAAAAACAATTTCGGAAGAAGGAAGAAAAATACTTCAAAGACAACTTGATGCAAAAAACGAAGAATTAAACCTACTTATAGGTGTAAAGCCTGAAATAATCACACAAACCATATCATCTCAGGGCTTTATTGAAAATTTACGAGAACAAATAAAATCGCTGGACGAAGCAATAGAAAAAGAGGTCGACGTAAAAAAGCTTCCTGCTCTTACTAAAAAGAGAGAAGCGCTACAAAAACAGCTTGATAGCCTTTTAGGAAAAAAGGAAAAAGGAGGTCGTGAAAAGCAAATTGCGGAATTCCTTCCTATTGGATCTATTAAAGAACTTCAACAAAGAGCGCAATTACTTCAAGAAGCGGCCGATGTTGCTGTAAATGGTGTAGTAAAACTCAGAAAGCTCGATAAATACGGAAAGGACAAGGATAAAAATGGAAATCCTTATCTGACAGGAGTAACTATAACAAAAGAACAAGCAGCAGACCAAATTGCAGCTATTAATGCTTTAATTGAAAGAGAAAGAATTAAAACCTTTGAAGAGCAGATTGCAGAGGATGAAAGACAATGGAGAATTCGATATCAAATTGCAAAACAATATGGAGAAGACGTTGCAAAGGCGCAGTTTCCAGACTTGAAAGGAGAAAGTTTTTATGATGAATTGAACAGAAAATTCAAACCTTTAAACGATCAATATACTGCCGGGATAAAACTTTCAGATGTGGATCTTAAGAAATGGGAAGCTCTTAAAAAAATACTTGATTCACTTAATGGTGTAAAAGATCCCTTTACAAACTTTACAGAAGGTTTGGATGTCGAATTGGCAAAATTAAACTCATCATATGAAAAAATAGAATTACTTAATTCTAAACTTTATTCCGAAGATATTTTATCAGGCAAAGGAATTGATGAGGGAAGAAAAGCAGAATTAATTAAAAGAATAGAAGAAGAGAAAAAAATAATAGAACAGCAATATCAAGAATTTTTAAACGATCATCGAAGTTTCGAGGAGCAAAAAGCAATAATTACAGATCAATATCAAAGACTTAGAGATAAAATATTGTCTGATCCTAAACTCACGCCCGAACAACGATTAAATGCTTTAAAAAAAGCAGGCGAAGCAGAAGCGGACGCTTATTCTAATGCGTTTCTTGACACAATAACTAACGATCCAAAATACCGAGAAGCATTTGCTAATATGGAAACTCAGACTTCTGATAGTTTGGAAACCATGAGATCTAATCTAACGAAAAAGTTAAGAGAATTAAGAGATTCCGGGAAAGGAACGCCAGAAAAAATAAAAGAACTAGAGGATGCAATCAATTCTATAAACACCCAACTTTCATCACGAAATCCATTTGTTGATTTAAAAAAACTTATAAAAGACTTAGGAGACGAAAGCCTTTCAACTGCTCAAAAAATAGCATTAATCGAGGCTGTTCAAAGTGGAATAAGTAAAAATATCGGTTTCATGAGGGGGGCTGTGACCGATATTCAGGGTATAACAGAAGATTTGGGTTTTTCTTTAGATAACGCTTTTGGTGATGCCTTAGAGAAAATAAGTGGTGTTTTGGAGGGTTTAGACCAAATGTCTCAAGGTTTTGCAGATATAGCAAAGGGCTACGCAACCGGAAATCCTATTCAAATTATTACAGGCGGAATAAAGGCTATTGGCGGGGTGGTCAAATCCGTATCATCTCTATTTAATAACGACAGAAAAAAGGAAAGAAATATTAAACGTTGGGCAGATGAAGTAGAAAATCTAAAGAATCAATATGAATCATTACAAAGAGCTGTGGATAAAGCTTTAGGAGAAGATTCTTACAAGCAGCAACAGGCCCAGATATCGAATCTAAGAACCCAGCAGCAAAAATTGCAGCAGATGATTCGGGAAGAGCAAGGGAAAAAGAAAACAGATAATGGAAAAATATCTGAATGGCAAAATCAGATCAATGAAATCAACGGTCAAATAGAAGATATCTACGATAATATTGCTCAGCAAATATCTGGTACAAATGCAAAAGATCTGGCCAGCCAATTAGCAGATGCGCTTATAGAAGCTTACGGAAAGGGAGAAGATGCAGCAACGGCATACGGAAAGGTTGCAGATGATGTAATGAAAGATGCAGTTAAGAATGCTTTAAAAATGCAACTTTTAGAAAAACCAATGCAGGACGTTATTAAGCAACTCATTAAAAACATGGGGTTTAATGATAATGGCACTGGAACATTCGACGGTTTAACCGAAGAGGAAAGGGCGCAAATAAAAAACATGATGCAAACAGCATCTCAAAATTACATGAGTGCTTTAGGGGTATATTCTGATTTGTTTGGAGAAGCAGCAACCAACGCCAGCACTTTAGAAGGAGCAGTAAAAGGAGTTACAGAAGAAACAGCAGATATAATTGCCGGGCAAATGAACGCAATCAGGATCATGCAGGCGGAAGCTTTAACCACACAAAGAGAATCTCAAAATGTTCTTAGAAGCCAGTTATTGCAGCTTACCCAGATAGAATTCAATACCCGGAATTTAGCACAAATAAGAATTGATATATCAGAAATGAACAATAAAATGAAGGATGGAGGATTAAGAGCTTCTGGATTAATTTAAAATATTGAGAAAATGAAAGTTGGTGAGGAAATATTATCGGAAATAAATAAAAGAGAGATTTTTTTATGTGACGAATGGGCGGATTTAATGTCAAAAATCACAAACTATTCTCAATTATCTATAATGTATTTCAAAGGCGATGATTGGAGTATGAAAAATGATTTTCCAAACATTGAGGTATTGAGAAAACATAAAGATGCTTTACTTCCTTACGGAATGAAAACAGATATTAAAGAGAGGTTGAGCAATATAGAAAGGTTGGCGATTTTCGGGGATTCTGATGTAGAATTAGAATATGGTGGATATGATGTGGCGAAATTAATCATTCGCCACAATTCAAAGGCAAAAATAAAAGTAAAAGGAAACGCTATTCTTTCCGTCAACATACTTGACAATTCTCAGGTAGAAGTCGATTCTTTTGAAGAATCAAAAACTACTGTTTACAATTATTCTGAAAATTCAAAAATAACCGCATCAGGAAACGTAAAAATCAAAAAAAGATCATGGGAGAAGTAGTTTATTCTTTAAATGGTAAATACTTTAAAGATTTTGGTATATTCATTTCAAAATCAACCGGTCTTGCTGATGAACTAAAGCCAAAGAAAAGACAATCTTTTGATTGGCCTGAATACAATGGTCTTGCAATTAATCCAAATGAAAAATTAAAGTATGAAGCAAGAGAAATTACATTGTCCGGATGGGTTGTTGGCAATTCATGGGATGAAATGAAAGCTAACTTTCAGGTAATAACTAAGGAATTCAGAAAAGCAGGAAAACAACGATTAATTATTGAGCCATTCGGTAATATTCCATTAATTTTTGATGTCAATACCGAGGTGGATATTCCATTAGTTAAATCATTTTCTGATGGCAGAATGGTAGGAACATTCGATCTGAAATTAATGGAGTACAATCCCATTAAAAAAATATTTCGCCTTTCTCAAAATAATCTACAATTATCATTCAGTACTTCAAAATGGGTAGAATTAAATATTGATGGTGCTATTGAATCTTATGTGGGTGATGTAAATATAAATAAATCCCTTACCGAAAGGGTTTTAACTAAATACGGCTTTAACGGACGTAATTATTTACATAACTCTACGTTTTCAAGAGGTTTTGATAATTGGTCGGTAAATTCCGGAAATCAGACTGCAGATGCCGTTAATAAGCAGGCGTTATTAAGGCTGAAT